AACAGGTAGCTATTTTTTTTATTCTTTAAACACATATTCAGTTATTACATTGTTGTAATCATCAACTAATTCATTGTATTCATCTATTAGCTTATTATACATATCACGCATATTTTGATACATTGCCTTATAAGTATTTTTATTCTCTAACATATTATTTAACTCTTTTTCTAAATTATGTACTATTTCTTCATATTCACAAACTGCTTTAGCTAGTCTAACAGACTCTTCCTCTAGTTTCCTATTCACCGTATGAGTGATTGTGTCTCCTAGTGTAAATCTAGCCGGTTGACTTAACATTTCCTTAACAACTTC